ACTGTTGCAATACTAATCAACGGCCAACCAATATACACACGTACAGTGGTAAACCGCCTGCGTGAGCGTGGCGTATATGTCAGTGATGATGGTACTGAGATTGAGCATGACCCTGATGACGGTGCTATTGCACTGGCAATCAAAGCCCTACAAACAATAAAGGATGATCCTGATGCGTAAAGTAGTTATTGCTTTTGATTGTGATGGTACGCTTGTCACTACTGATAGTGCAACCACCGGCAAGATTGTTGCTAATGAGCGCATACGCACCGTACTGGTAGCACTTGCAAGCATGAAAAACACGCACATTGTAGTATGGTCAGGCGGTGGTGAGCTGTGGGCTAGGCAGGTTGGTGCTGCCATAGGCATTGATAAATACGTTGATCAGTATGCAGATAAAATGTACACAAGTTGTGAGGCTGTAGGCTGTACTGATCCTAAAGGCACTAGCGGTGTATGCGGTACTCATCATTTTGCAACATCACTAAAACCTGATATTGCGGTAGATGATATACAGGCATGTGAGCTAGGTAAGATCAATTTAATAGTCATGGAAAAATAACATGCAAGAGCACATACGCCACAGCAACCTTATTGAGGGCATAGACAGCCCTGATGAGGATCTGCTTAGTATGGCTGCATGGGAGTGGCTGATTGGTACTGTAGGCCATAAGCCCGGCACAATGAGCATCACAGTCATACTCAACCTACATAAGCTGATAACCGTAAATCAGTTACCGCCTCATGAGTGTGGCCAGTTTAGGCAAATACAGGTATACGTGGGTAACCACATACCGCCTAGCGGTGAGATCATGCAGGCTGAGATCTATGGCTGGGGTATGGATATGATCCAACGCTGGCAAGAGCTAGAGCCAAAAGATATGCACGTTAGGTTTGAAAAGATACACCCCTTTGTTGATGGCAATGGCCGTACTGGTCGTATGCTGATGTGGCTACATGAGTATTGGCTAGGCCGTGAGCCCACGCTAATACGCTCAAATGAGGCTGACAGGCACTATTATTATCAGTGGTTTAGGGAGGCAAACAGTTGAAAAGTAAGCCCTGCAAAACATGTGGCAACGCATGGCACACCAAAGCATTTTGCCCACGTAACCGTAAGCCTATCAAAAAGTATGGTAAGCAAGGTGCTAGGTGGCTGGCCTACCGTGATGATTGGATTAAACGCCATCCTGCTGATCCTACTACTGGCCGTTGGTACTGTGCCCTACGCATCTCACCTAACTGCCATCACACCATGACTGTAAAAAATCTTACATTAGATCATAAGATACCTAGATCAGCCGCACCCCACCTACGCTACGTTGACAGCAATATACAGCCAGCTTGCTGGCCATGCAATACCCAAAAGGGTAGTAAAAAGATGGGCTATGAGGTACGCCGTGTATCAAAAAGCGGTAATGTATTGCCGGGCGATGTAACAGATAGCATAAGCTCAAACGTGGTATAATAGTATTATGGATAACCGCACTATAAACGTCACAATCAATAAATCAACATTTACTGTTAGGCAGTGTGATCATTGCGGTACTAAAACAGTGCAATTAGGCAAAGCAGGTAATACATGCTTACAATGTATTGCCGATGGCGGTGGCTGTTGTAGCATTAAGTTGTATAATCGTTGGCAGGATGCAGACGGTAAGCCACTTGATGTGGCACGTGGCAAACCAATAAAGTAGGTAATAATATGGCTAGGTACGAACCAACAGGCAAACCATTTAAAAAGCCCCTCAAGTTTAAGAGCGTTGAGGAGCTTACTAAACGTATTGACGAGTATTTTGCAAGCCTCTATGATTACGCCCGTGACATGTGGGGTAACCGGCTCAAAGATAAAGAGTATAAGCCACAGCCCGGTGATGAAAACAACCCTACTGCTGGTTGGGTTATGAAAAAGGTAAAGGTGGCTACTGTCACTGGACTAGCCGTATACCTAGATACCACACGTGAGACACTCATGAATTATGAGGATGGTATGTATGATGATCGTGATGCAGATGGTAATGTAATTGAGCTAACAGAGGTGGAGCAAGAATATAACGCTCAAGTTGAAAAGTATTCTGACACTATAAAGAGAGCCAAACAGATGATTTATGAGGACACTGAGCAACAGCTTTATAAATCAGGTGCATCAACAGGGGCAATCTTTAGCCTCAAAAACAACTATGGATGGCGTGACAAAGTTGAGCATGACCTCAATAATCCTGATGGCAACCTAAACCCATTTGGTAAGCTGACCGTTGAGGAGCTTAGAAAAATTGCAGAGGGGTAGGCCATGCAACCTGATAGGCTTGAGTACATCCGCAAGCAGGCCAAGTGTGAGTTAGCTAGGCGCTCATTTTGGGATTACTGCAAGGTGCAAGCACCTGAGTTTTACCTAGATGATCGAACATACCTGCGTGACATCTGTGAGCAGATACAGGCATTTACTGAGCAGGATATTGAGCGCATCCTGATACTCAACATGCCACCACGCCACGGTAAGAGCCGTACAGGTACTAACCTAGCCCCATGGCTGTTTGGTGAAAACCCACTACTCAAGATCATGACCGGCTCATACAATGAGACGCTGAGCACCACGTTTGCTAAGCAGGTACGTGACACCATACAAGAGCAGAGCGCCGGTGGCCGTATTGTTTATGGTGATATATTCCCTAACACCAAGGTCAAGTACGGTGAGGCAAGCATGAGCCTGTGGTCATTAGAGGGTAGCAAGCAAAAGAGCTACCTAGCAACGTCACCAACTGGTACAGCCACAGGGTTTGGTGCTGACTACCTCATCCTAGATGACATCATCAAAAGCGATAAAGAGGCGTTTAACCAGACCATACTTGATGGCCATTGGGATTGGTTTGTCAACACCATGATGCAGAGGCTTGAGGCTGGTGGTAAAGTCATTGTGATTATGACCCGGTGGGCTACCAATGACCTTGCTGGCCGTATATTGGCTAAGTACGGTGCGCTGGTTAGGCACATCAACTACAAGGCTGTGCAGGATGATGGCACTATGCTGTGTGATGACATACTCAGCCGGGTAGACTTTGAGCTCAAGACACAAGAGATGGCACGTGAGATTGTTGAGGCCAACTATAATCAAACGCCTATTGATATTAAGGGTAGGCTGTATGATCGTTTACTCACCTACTCTAGCCTGCCTGCTGGTGAGCACGTTAAACGCAACTACACTGATACCGCTGATAAAGGTACTGACTACCTATGTAGCATGGATTACATAGAGCACAACCATGAGGTGTACATTACTGATGTGGTGTTTACTGATGCTGCCATGGAGGTGACTGAGCCTGATGTAGCTAAGATGCTCAACACAGATGGCGTGGTCAGTGCAGTGATTGAGAGCAACAATGGTGGCCGGGGCTTTGGTCGTAACATCAAACGGTTGCTTGAGGAGCGGTACAATAACTATGCCTGTCAGATCATTGATAAAAATCAAACCTCAAACAAAGAGGCTAGGATATTATCATCAAGTGCATGGGTGGCACAGCACGTATTTATGCCTGAGAATTGGGAGCACCGTTGGCCTGAGCTGTACAAACAGATCATGGATTATCAGAAAAAAGGCCGTAACAAACATGATGATGCAGTGGATGTATTAGCAGGTATTTATGAGCAGGTCACTAATAATGGTGGCGGTGTTGTGCGTATGAGCTTATAATCAGTGTGTAAGCATATACATTTTATGCAGTCAAGTGGTATGATATTAACAAAGGGCAAAGCATGCGGAAACTATCAAAGATCACACTACCAAAACTAACAGTAAGCAATGAGCATTGGGTTGTATTTTTGTTATGGGTTGCACCACCTACCATTGCATTTATATGGTCATATGACTGGCGTGCCGCACTCACAGCCTTTTTAGTTACGCAAGTAATAGTGGGTATTATCAAAGAGAGGTATAGCTGATGGGTTACATACGCAATGCTGCCAAACAATTTGGCACAGTCAACAAAGAGTTAGGTGAGCCTATCGCTCAAATGGTAGGCAACAATAGGCGGTTTAGGCAACGTGTTAAATCTGCTGACGGCCTGCTTGCTGATTATGCAGGCTATGTAGCACGCTGTATTGATGTGATTGGCCGTGACACTGGCCGTGTTGAGATGTTTACTGAGCAGGTAGTCAATGGTGTATGGCAACGCAAAACCCATCAAGGGATGACAACTATATTGCAGGGTACTAAAGATAGCCCTAGCCTGACGTTTATGCTCACTGGTACAGCCGTATACCGCCAAATGTTTGGTGAGGCTTTTTGGTATGTCAACGTGCTAGAGACATCACGCAAGCCGGTTGACCGTTTGCTGTTGTACCCACACCGCATGAAAGTTGTGGCCGATGATCAAGGCCACGTTGTTGGTTATAAGTACACCACACCTAAAGGTACTGAGATACCGCTATTGCCTGATGAGGTTATCCACTTTAAGATGTTTAACCCATCCAACCACATGCGTGGTGTAGGGCCGCTACAAAAGGCTGGCCTCTATGTTGATGCTGAGCGCAACACGGTTGAGTACGTTGCTAACTTTATTGATAACAACGCTACCCCTACGGGTATTATCGTATTGCCTGCCACTACTGCTAAACCTGACTTTGATGCCTTTGAGTTACAGTGGCGTGAAAAGTATGGCGGTAGCAACAACGCTGGTAAGACCGCCATATTGCAGGCTGATGGTGTTGATTATAAGCAGATCAGTAGCAACCTCAAAGATATGCAACTCAATGATATTAAAAACATGAGCGTTAAAGACATATTGGCCATGTTTGGTATCAGCCCCTACATGTTGGGTATGGTTGGTGAGGGTGGCCTAGGCCGTGATATTGCTAAGACACTCAAGGCAATACACATGGAGCACGTGATCGATCCTGAGGCACATGATATTGTTGATGACCTTAATGATGCGTTTGAGCGTTATTTTGCTAGTGAGTATTGGGCTGAGAATATGACAAACGGCAAGTGGCGTGTATGGTATGACAGCCCTATCCCTGAGGATGAGGATGCT